AACCTGTATGGTGTCCTTTAGTTTCTTGCGGATAATTGCAGGGGTGGATGATTTGTTCACCTCAAGTCCAACCACCTTTAGTTTTGGTTGGGCATATTGAACACCCTCAGAGTTATGTACGTTCAGGATATATCTTTTTTTCGCTGTCCAGATTGCCTTGTCTGCCAGCACTTCTCTTTTCATTTGCATCTTCTGTTGATATGCATTCATATACTCTGCCAACTCTTGATAACCTTTATCTATGAATGGCATAAACACTTCAGCACATATTCGATCAAGATATTTTATAGTTTGGTCAGTGGTTTTATTTGGACAAGTCTTTTCCACTAACTTCCCAAGTGCAAGGTAAATGGAATCTGTGTCAATTGCTATGACAAAATCTTCACCCTCGGTTTTCAGTGTCTTGTTCATAAATGCATTCAACCTATCTGCCATCCAGCGAATGGATAATTGACCAGAGGTTGTAATACCCTCTGCCATACGCAGATCAAAATATCTGAACCAAGAGTTACCCAGTGCTCCGTATAAAGAGTTCAATGCAATCTTACCTGCCATCTGCATATTATTCAGACGGGATATTTCCTTGCGCAGATTATTGTTACCCTTGTCTTTCTCAAACTCTTGCTGAACCGCAAGCATCTGCTTTTTATATTTGCTACGATCCTGGTACATTTTCTCCATCAACTCAGGCAGGAATCCTCTAACGTCTTTACGATAACACCAACCATTTGCTGTGACTGCTAGGTCCTGGGGATAGTATGGCATTTTAAATTCTGCAGAAAGTAGACGTTCAACATCAACATCTAATCTAATATCGGTAAGCGTTTCTGGACTCATGTTGTATTGCATAATTAAATGTGGGTATAGTGATGCCAAGTCAAAACTTGCCACCCAGTTGTGTGCACCAATGATTGGATCTTTGACGAATGCTCCTTCAAATGCTTCCACCTTCTGACTATGGGATTTCTGTGGCACAACAATATTTTTCTGGAGTAAATGATTGTAGATAATTGCATCCCACATCTTCACTGGACTGAACACGTCCTCATAGTTTATCTTGGCATTGTATGCCATGGTTACAATCAACTCGATCAACTTCATTTTGTCTTCCAGTCGATCAACCAATTCCACGTCGCGAATATTATAGTCAACGAATATCTGCCAGTGGTTGGTATAACTGTCTTTGAAATCCACTCCGGGTAGATCCAACTTGCCCTCGTTCAACTCCACTCCGGCAATATGATCCAGTCTGTATGACTCCTGCGTGGTGTAGGTAAACTTCCTATACAGATCCAGATAATCCAGAACAGATACACCTGCTATATCATATGAGATTTCTTCACGGCCACGTATTGTAACTCTGCGTTCCTTGATGATATTCCAAGGGGATAATCTGGATGCCGATGTTTCGCCCAGTACACGTCTGATACGGTTGATGATATATGGTACATCAAACAGATTTACATTCCAACCTGTAAGTGCGTCTGGATAGTTCTGTTGCCAGAATATTAGAAACTCTTTCAGTAAATGCTGCTCGTCATTACACAAATGATAGGTGACATCTTTACGAGTGTTGTTGTATGCCTTGCAACCGAATGTGATAATGTTTTTGGTGAAGTTGTTTTGAAGTGATATCAGAGTGATCTCTTCATTGGCAGTTTCGATATTTGGGAAGCCAAATTCAGTAGTTGTTTCTAGATCCAAAGTGAATAGTTTTACATTGTCTGTATCCCATCTAATTTCCTTTGGATACGTCTCGGAGATATACTGATGGATATAGTTTGAGTTGCCGTGCACACCAAATCCTGCCACGTCCTCATAGGTGGAAAGAAAATCTCGTGTGTCTTTTATACTTCCTGGTTTTACTTCGTGGACCGGAGCACCATACAGAGTGTGCCATTTTGCTGGGATGCCAGTATTGGAACTGACAAATAGTGTTGGTTGAAAATCTACTTTGCGAGAGAATGCAACTCCATCCTCATAACCTCGCACTAGAATTTTATCACCACGGGTATATACGTTTGTATAGAATTCTGTCATTTTATTTCCTATAATGAATTTGTGGCAGGTGAGGTATCCGGCCATCGGTTGCTCAGCTCCCTAGGCCTGCCCATTCTCCTTTTACTTTCCTTACCACAAAACTTGGCTCCACGACCAGGGCTCGAACCTGGGACATCAAAAGTAACAGTTTTGCACTCTACCAACTGAGTTATCGTGGAATTATTCTTTGGTGGGCATGGTTAGATTCGAACTAACTCACCCAAAGGGAACAGATTTACAGTCTGCCGACACTCTCCAACTTATCCGCACGCCCATTATACTACACTGCCTTACCATAGAGCAACTGCATTCCGTCCAATGCGCAATCATGCACGGGGTGATGCTTCCTTACACATGCTCTATCAAATCCAGGATATGCAACTTCGCAGTAACCATTGGTTGATCCAGTAAAAATATCTATTGCTGTTCTTACATCTCTATAACTATTATACGGCATTATAGAGTTAAAATCAAGTTGATTCGCAAGGTCATCCATCACCATTTGATCCAACGAACCTCTGGTCCAGATTATATTTGTACCAGGATACTTTGAGATAAACTTCATCAACATTGCCATGCCATCTTCCGGAGACAGATCATCCGGTAGAGGTTTCATTGAGATATCTCTAATTGATTTGTGTTGCTTGATCCACCAGTCAACTGTATCCTTTGACACAGTTCTATGTAACCGATCTATCTGATCCTTGGAATTGAACTTCACAAATAGTCCATTGGCAATCATCTCATCATATGATGGTCTAGTGTTGTCCTCAATGTGAATGATACCTGCAGATAATACAACCGCATGAGAATCAGCAGATAATGTTTCTATATCTAGAATAAACATTCTTCACTACTCCGATGGTGTTTGCTAACTAAAACGATCTTGCAAATATGCTCGAGACGTTCGATATGCTCAAATGCTCCCCATGGTGAAGAGTCAACCGATACAACTCCATGCCCCTTGATACCAACAATATTATATTTGAGGTTGCCATCACGATCCAGTCCAAGACTGTCGCAGCATGCCCTTCCCAACTCTTCTGAGATTGGTGGAACTTCACCCACGTTCCTGGCAACCGATGTATACCTGCGCAGTTCTGGAAATGAATTTACGAGTTCACTTAGTTCTATACCAGCATGCATTGCAGCAACAGTATAGGTCGGATGGAGGTGTGTAACAACTCTTACATTATTGTCGCTTATCTTTTTCTGCAGGTTGAAGTGTAGTGGCATCTCTCCACTTGGCATCAGCATTGCAGAGATGTCTGTGTACGGTATAGTTCTCCAAGTATACTCATGCTCCTCATCTGCAAACATATCATACTGCACTTCAATCTTTTTGAACTGATCTGGTTGGAGTGTTTGCTTACGTACACCGGATGGAGTGATATAGAAGTGTGGACGACCGTGATGACGGATACTGACATTGGCATCACGACTGGTTGCCCAGTTTCGTTTATACCCTTCCAACAGTGTTTGACAAATAGTCTCTAGCATATCATGCCCTCATTAGAAATTGATTATGTATATGATTGCCACAAGTAATGCAGCAGATAAGACCCAGGTCAAAATATTCCACCAATTTATTCCTGGTCCAGATCCCTCAATTGGAATCCAGGGTGATGGATCAGTCCTATGAAACCTAGCGTAACTCTGATCATCGCACAGTTTGCTCAGATACTTATTTTTGCTGTAGATGTCTTTCTCGTCTATTTTCATTTGATCAACTTACTGGAATCAGCAACATCCTTGTCTTCACGAATCTCAACAAAAATCGGCAGGAATAAACTCTCATCTCCACGATTATTTTTGATCCTTGCGTTGTACTTCACGGCAATAATCTTACCAAGCAGGTCACGGGGCATCAATGACTTTCTTTGCTCATCATTGAAACCGCTACCGACATTTACCTTAACAATACCATCGGATGATACACAAACAAGGGCACCGAGTTGTCCTTCATATTTACCGCTGCCCTCTTCAACTGCAACGACCTTCAGGTCGCACTCCATTTCACCCTTGAACTTAATTTGACCCTTAGACCGTTTGTCTTCCCATGGACCATTCATATCCTTCAGGATAATACCTTCCTGTCCGGCAGCAAGGTATTTCTCGAATGTTGCCTTGGCAGTTTCAATATCATCCACGATGGCAGATTCAACCAAGTGAATCTTACCGGATAGGTTCATATTCTGTAACGTGGTGAAACGGGTTGAGTAAGGTGTGGGGCAATGTCCGTCAGTGAAGTAGACATATGGAATAATGTCCCAGACCGTGGCATTGACCATGGCGGCATCATTGGCAGATATAGTACCCTTGTTTGCCTTGTTCAGTATCCCATTGCCCTCTTGACGGGATAGAATTGCCCCATCACGCATAACAAGTAACTCACCATCAAACACACAATCAACGTCGCCGGCAAGACTGATGAACTCTTGCTCAAGATTACCCAGCAACTGTATTTCCTTTCCATTGCGACTGCGGAACTCACACTTGCCCTCACGGACGATAGCATTGAACCGCATGCCGTCCATCTTGCACTGGGTGATCGCAGGGAACTTTATCTTATCAACAAGTCTCTGTTCGAATGGTGAGCAGAGCATGACTGGATATTCCTTTATCAACCCTGGCCAGACAGCATTGGCAGTCGATGTGTTGATACCACAGTCTAAACTCTTATCGATGATTCGCTCAATAACCTTTGCATCATCGGCAGTCAGTGTCGATAATAAATTGCCCAGAGCATTGATAGCAGCATTACCAGTAACCTCACGGGATGAGAAACGGTATAATTCATTCAAGGCAAATTCTAATGTATTTGTTTCCTTTGTGGAACGGGTATATGCTGGAATCTTGCGCTGGTAGAATTGAGTGAATGGATCCAGCGCAAGACGAACGACTTCCCTGAGTAGGGTGTCATTCTTGTGTTCCATCAATGCCGCAGTTTTGAATATGCGAGAATTATTGGCAGCAACTTCAGTAAAAAACTGATTCATATTATCCATTTTTACTTCCTTTCATATAATTAATCACTCAACCTATAAGACTATTATACCCGATTATTGAATTAAAGTCAAGGGATATTTTACTTGATAGAAAGTATCCACCTTGCCAATATTTCAGCATCCTTCTCACTCACATGGT